AGCGGGGCATCCTGCAAGATGGAATGGGTCTCCAGTATCATCCGACAGGCAGCGCATTGATGATGGGTGCTGTGAAGGATAAGCTGGGAGAAGGAACCCTCGGCAAGCTGGACCCGTTCTTCAAGCATATAGGTTACAGGGGCCCGGTTGCTCTGAATACTATATGCAATGAGAAAGGGATATTCTGTCTATCTATCAAGACGCAGCTGATGTACGACGCCACGGACGCATTGTTGGATGCCCTACTTGAGCCTGTGGGAGACCTGCTGTTCGAGGTGGCTGCGGGTACGAAGAACGAATTAAAGGTGGGCAGAGACATGACAATAGCCGTGCGGCTGTCTGTTCCGCCCTGGCCCTACAACAAGCCGAACGGTATGATGTACGGGATGCCTATTGTTGGCCTCACCCCGGAGCAGGTGAAGCATCTATCATTTCGATCTGTTTACTTCGACCCTCGAGACCAAGTCTACAAGTTGTCAGGAGGGGATGGAGTGGTATTGAAGGTCTTCTCTAATGGACGAAGCATGGAGGAGGCTCGGTACAGAGCGTATGGGCTAATCGAAAGGATTAGTCTTCCCTACAAGCAGTATCGTACTGACGTCGGTGACCGGGTGGACAAAGACGTCAAGACGCTTAGAACTTTGGAGTATCTAAATGCCTAGTGGATACATATCGGGGCGACCCGACATCGCTTGGTGGATGACTCAGGTCTCCAAGGGTACTGAGTTTCGCAGGAGATTTGCTCACGAGGCACGATGGGAGCTGTGGCGTCGTTACTATCGAGGCCAGTGGCAGCCAGGAATTATTCCAGTGAACCTGTTTTTCCGGCTGGCTAGGACTATCGTGCCTCGCATCTATTTCAGGAACCCGTCAGTGTCAGTGGTGCCCACCAAGCCTGGCCTCATTCACATGGCTTTTGCTCGTATCATCGAGAGAATGGATAACAAGATGATTCAGCAGATGAAGGTGAAGAAGCAGATGAAGGCTATGGTTCAGGACGCCTTCATGTTCGGCACCTCTGTGGGCAAGCTCGGCTTCGGTGCACAGTTTACAGCGGTACCCATCCCTGGAGGTACAGGTGCCCCCGTGGGGAGGGGTGGGGAACGCTTCGAATACAGCTCTCTGATATTCGACAATATGCCGTGGTTCCGGCGTGTCCGAACTGGGGACTTCGTGGTGCCCTGGGGAACATCTGACATAGATGACACGAGGTGGGAAGCTGAGTGGATAAAGAGAGACGTGGACGATGTGAAGAGCGACCCACGTTTCAGGAACACAGGGTCACTGTCCTCGGGGAATAGAACCTCGCTGGATGTGACTGGCCTCTCGAGGCACAACCATGAGCTGAACCGCCCGGACATGGTGGAGCTTCTGGAAATTAGGGATAAGAAGTTCAAGAAGGTTATTGTCTTTGCACCCTTCTCAGTGGAGAAACCTCTGTTGTTCGAGGACGACACGTTACAGGACCAGGGCCAGACTCCAAACTTTGCTCTGAAGTTCAATCCCGACGATGAGGTGTTCTGGGGAGTCCCTGACTCAATCATCCTCGAGCCACACCAACTGGAGATTAACGAGATAAGAACCCTCCAGATGAAGCACCGGCGTATGTCGTTGGTGAAACTGTTGGCTCAGAAGAACAGCATCAGTGAGAGTGAGGCGGCCAAGTTGGTCAGTCAGGATGTGACCCCGGTTATCTGGACAGAGGACAGCCCAGAGAGTGCAGTCAAAGTCCTGACGGTTAGCGATATCCCGGCTGGTCTCATCCAAGCTCAGGAGATTGTCCAACAGGATGTGAGAGACACAATGGGCTTCTCCCGAAACCAGAGTGGTGAGTTCTCTGGTGCTAAGAGCCATGCAGGACCGACGGCAACGGAGGCTGCGATTGTTCAGCAAGCCTCTGAGATACGAGTGGATGAGAGAAGGGATGAAGTGGCGGACTTACTTGTTGACATGGTAGGTATGATGAACACCGTCATCTTCCAGCATTGGACCAGTGAGCAGGTTATCGACGTAATCGGTCCTCATGGAATCCCACTGTGGGTTAAGTTCCGTCCAGATATGCTCCGTCGAGGTGTGTACGAAATCAAGGTGGACCCGGACAACTCTATTCCACGTACTCGCGAGCTGCGGATGCAAACAGCTCTTGCCCTCTACGAGAGGTTGAAGACCAATCCGATCATTGACCCCGTCCAACTGACACAGTACCTCCTGCACGAATTGCAGGGTACCCAGTTTGATGGGATGATGAGGCAGTTACCTGGTGGTGCTGGACTGTCTCCGCAGAACCCACTGAGTGTTGACCAGTTCGCTGGAGTTCTTGGTCAGAATCAACAGGCGTTACCAGCTCCAGGGGGTTAAGATGCCGCTGTATGATTACATGTGCGATGGTTGTGGTCCACAAACGGATGTGGTCATGAAAATCGCGGAGATGGAAAAGAAGGAGTGTCCATTCTGTGGACAACCCTTTACGGTGGTGTTAGGGGGAGTGAAGAATCCCTTTCGACCATTTGTCCATGATAACATCGACCTCCACGATGTGGAGATAACCAGCAAGAAGCAATGGAAAAAGGAGTTGGATAAGAGAAATCTTATCTCGGAGTACACTCATTGAGGAGATGAGATGAATACCATAATCACTGTCGAGTTCCTGAAGAATGGACATGATGTGAAGTTCAATCAGCTGGCCGGGCTCTCCCCTGGTCATCTAGAGAGATGCTTCCATGCTATCCAGAAGTCGTTCCATCTGGCTAACGTAACTGCTCAGAAGAATCGAGCAGGGGTGGAGCAGAAGGCAAGGAAAGATAAGGAGCAGAAGCGTTTGGCAGCCGTGGCTCTCAAGCGTACTGCAGATATGAATAAGGCCGCAGCAGAAGCAGCGAAGGCTCTGTTGCCAGAGAAAGAGGAATAGACGATGCCTCCTGAGAAGAAGCCCGACGATGACGGCAAACCCACAGACGACAAGAAGCCCGACTTAAGTGTAGCCATAGGGTTGTTAGCTCAGAGTAACAAGGTCAACGCTGAGGCGATTGCGAAAATCAGCGAGACCCAGGGTGCTACTCTGCAAGCCCTCCAGACGTTGCGGGACAAGATGGATGCGGGTATGCAAGCTGCACCCACCGCTGGTCCTCCACCGATGCCACCACAGGATATCAGTGACGTGGAACTGGAAGGATTGAGTCGCCGGCAGTTTGCCGACTATCAGTTGGACAAGGTGAAAGACGTCATCGAAGGTGCCCTGAAGCCTATCCACGACGGAACGAAAGAGACCCAGGAGCAGGTAGCGAAGGCCGCTATTCAGCAGTCGCTGAGAGAAGCCCAAGCCTCTCACCTGGATTTCGCGGAATGGAAGAATCCCATTATGGCTATAGCAAAAGCCGTGCCAGGGATAACACCCGAGGACGCTTACCAGTTGGCTCGTGCGAAAGACCCCGAGAGAGCCATCGAAATGGACGCTAAGTACGGGGAAGTAGAGGGGAACGACGATACCCCTGGTAGTGGTGACGACAAAGGAGCGAATGACAAACCCGCTCCGTATGGCGGTACCCCTCCAAGTGGCGGAACGACGGAATTTGCCACAAATATGTCGCAGGACGACGCAGCTACTAAGGCGTGGGACGAGACGATGTCCCATTTGCCAAAGGAGCTGTACTCTGCGGATGGTTAACATCGTGAGAGGATACTCAAGTGGGACTTAGCTTAACAGAAGCCCTTGACAATCTGTACACGACGACGTGGCAACACATGCTGAGCACGGTCCGTGATCAGATATTCGACGCCACACCTTTTTGGTTCTGGATGCGTGACAAGGGTCAAATCCAGAGCACAATCGGTGGTCGATTTCTGACGGAGCCACTGCAGTTTGCGAAGCTCGAGAACATCAAGTGGATCGGTAAGGGCGGCACCACCTCCCTGAACGACAACGAGTTCTTGACTATCGCTCAGTACCAATGGCGCTATCTCGTTGGTTCGATTGTCAGATTCCTGGTCGATGACCAGCAGAATCGGGGAAACCGGCAGATTATCGACTTCATGACTGCGAAGTTGAGTAACCTGCAGAACGGTCTCGCCGATGAACTGGAACAGGCCCTCTTCGGCGCCGCCGGCAGTTCGAGACCAGGTGACCAGCCTGGAATCGACGGCCTGCAGCTACTCGTGGCCGATGACCCAACAGCAGCCGTAACGCTGGGGGAAATCGATCCTTCAACCAACACCTGGTGGAGAAACCAGTTCAAGGACATGAGTTCGTCCTCCTTCACGTCGAATGGCGTGAAAGAAATGCGCACCATGCTGAACGACTGCTCTCAGAACCTGTCCATGGATATGCCGGACATTATTGTCAGCGACCAGAATACGTATGAGTTGTACGAAGAGACCATCTTCGCCAACCATTTCCGGACGCAGAACAATAAGCTGGCAGAGGCCGGTTTTGCGAACCAGACGTTCAAAGGACTTCCGATGATTTGGTCGCCTCAGGCCACACAGCGGATGTACTTCTTGAACACGAACTTCATCAAGTTCAAGTATGACCCGATGCTGTTCTTCGATATGACGGAATGGAAGCCCATTCCCGACCAGCCCGGTGACAGAGCCGCACAGGTAGTGTTGGCTGCTTCCTTCACGATGGCACGTCGCAGGACGCATGGTGTCATCTTCGATATCGACACCGATTAGGGAGGTGTGAGATGCCTTTAGGCGTAAAGAAAACTTTTATCACTCCCCTCACGGTGGTCGCGGACTCGGACCTCGAGGTAGTGGGTACGGTACGAAGAGAGGGTGACGACGAATACCTGTGGTGCTTGGGAATCGCTTCCTGCGCCATCGGCTCGGTTGTCACAATCTCCGAAGCCTACGCACTGGCTCTGGTCACTACCGCTCTTGGAGCCGTACCTCGCAGGATTGGCGTTGCCATGTCTGCAAACGTCGCCGCCAAGTTCGGTTGGGTCCAGATACGTGGAGTGGGTTCCATCCTCGGTGTCGCGCTTGCGGCAGCGAACGTTGACCTGTTCACCGATACGTCCAACGCCGGACACGTCGATGATACGGCAGCGTCGGAGCACTCAATCGCGGACCTGGTAATCACGACAACGGTCGGAGGCTCGAACGCCCTCGCCCCGTGTCTGATGAACCATCCGTGGTCGAGACCACTCACTGACTAGGTGAGGTTCAGGTGGGGGTCAATAGGGGCCCCCACTTGTTTCACAGGAGATTGAAATGGGAACGTTGACACTGGACGAACTCAAGACAGAAGTTCGAGCACATCTATCCAACCGTACTGACTTAGATGCCAGGCTTGAGATTTTTCTTGACTTGGCCCAGACCCGTATGGTACGGGCACATATGTTCGAGGAGTTTGAGATAACAGAGGATTTGACCTTCCCATTCGCGAGCACCGATGCTGACGCTACGTTCATCATCAACGCGAATATCTCCAAAATCTGGTCCATCCGAGTTCTGAAGGATGCACTTGGGAACAAGCTGGCGGGCTCCAATATGCTGAGGTATGTCCCACCTAAGAGATGGGATGAGAGAGTTACACAGCCATCGTTCTTCGCTCGTGCCCAGCCATCTTTCTACACAAGGTGGGGTGGACCACAAGGGAATATTGAAATTGCACCGATGCCTGACCAAGCCTACACGGGGAAGTGGCGAGGGCTGAAAAGACCCACCACGTTCATTGGGGCAGCCGGGACAGCGACGTCCGACCTGTGGGAGAAGGACGATCTATTGATTACCCTCACCACGGTGATTGCTCTCGACAGCCTAGATATGGATGACCGTGCACAGAAGATGTGGGGACGGTACAGGTTCATGCTAGCTGAGGCCACAGCGGACGATGACACCCAGCCGGACGGAGATATCAAACCGAGCTTCGAGAACATGGGCCGGTTTATAGAACCCGAATACTGGAGTGACCCCTTTATTCGTGGAGTGACTAGCGGCTATTACAGCTGGTAACGAGCTATGTCAAACAAAGTCCTTTCCGAGGGGGCACCACAGATTGGTTCGCCTCTCCAGCGAGTGGACGATGAAGTCGCGCAGGCTTTCCTTGCCCTCTTTCGTGTCATTGAAACGTTACGGAATGATATAGTCGAAGTGGTGAATTTCAACTCCATTGAAGTGTTCGACCAGAATGGGATACCAACCGTGGAGTCAGGAAGGATAGCGTTGTGGAAGGATGCAGATGCTAGCAGCTCTAACCCTACTCATTACATTGTGGCTAATGTGGCAGGGACAACTGTGACGTTCGCCAGCGAAGAGGTTGTACCGTAATGCCTGTTGCAGAAACAAAAGTCTCCGGCACACGAATCAACGATAACTCTGCGGGTTGGACTTACTCGTCTATCCCAGGGTTGATTGGTGGTATCAGGCAGAACATCCGTGCCGACTTGATTGATGGTGCGGAGGCTTCAGATTCGGTCAACGTATTCTCCGAAGTGGCGGAGGTGCGGAGTGAAACTGGGTATGCCCCCTTCAGCAATGCAGACACGAAGCTGGCACGAGAGGCCACAGATGGGTTTCTCCTGCTGGAGACTGGTGGGTCTGACATTCTCTTACTGTTCGACGCGACGATTACAGCCGCCGTGGTGGGTAAACCTCGTAAGGGTTATACCTTCGTCCGGAGTGACGGGACCACAGAGGAGATGCTGTTTGCCAGCAGGAATGTCTACCGCCTCATCAATGGGTCTTGGCACTTCATCGGTAACGGTACAGATACAACGACAACCGACGTACTGGCAGCAGGTGGCTTCCAGCTGATAGTAGCTGACAGCACGGGCTTCACCGCGGGAGAGGCCATTGGCGTGGTCGTGGAAGGTGGTGGTCAGCACAAGACAACCATCGACACTGTGGATGATGGCACCCATATTACGATGGATGATGCGATACCAGTGGGTGAGAGCGTTGGAGTTGGTGCGGACGTGGTGGAGGCTGCGGTGCTGGTCGCTACCCCCGACGCTAATCAGTTCAGCGTAGCTACGATTACCGCCCAGGACTGGGTTGTGTTCACCAACGGGGTGGATGTTGTCAAGAAGTTCGATGGCACCACACTGGTGATAACGGACCTAGGCGGATTGTCTACTGCCAACGTGGATACTTGCAAAGCTCTGGCTGTCTTCCATGCTTACCTCGTCCTCTTTGCACCTACGATTAGCGCCACCCCGAAGCCACAACAGGTCAGGTGGTGTGACACCGGAAACTATGAAGAGTGGGTAACTGGGAATGCTGGCTTCGAGGAACTGTTCGACAGCGACGATGAGCTACGGAGAGGCGCATTGCTAGGCCCGTACCTTATCATCTACCGGAGCAACTCGATAGTCCGGATGGAGCTGGTAGGAC